ACTTCAATAAAAAGGCCATCGAGCGGAATTATATTGAGCCATTGGAAGCTTTAGGTGTACCACGACAAGAAGTCCTGGTGCTGAATCTAGGCCACACGCCACAAGGAAAATACCCCATCAATGATGTCGTCAATCCTTGGATAGCTCACCTGAATAAAGCCTTTCCACGATTTCCATTACGAACATTGATTGTATGTGAACCGACATACTTCAAGAAGATCACCAAAGTTGCCAAAGCTGACCCACACTATGGGTATCTGCTACCCACGTTATGGGGAAATATTACGGCAACCATTTGCCCAAATTATCAGTCCCTTTTTTACAACCCAGCCAATTCAGCCAAGATTGATCTGGCTTTGCAGGCTGTTGCCCGGGACTACCAAGGACAAGGCGCCCTCTTCTCAGATAGCTTGACCAAGGACTGTGTATTCCCAACAAGCAGCCAGAACATTATTCAATGGCTGGAGTATCTTCTGACCTATCCGGAATTGGCGTGTGATATTGAAGCCTATTCCTTGAAGATGGATGAAGCTGGCCTGGCCAGCATTGCATTTGCATGGGACACCCAACATGGTGTGTCCTTCCATATTGGAAAGAACCAGAATATCCGTCAGTACCTCAAAAATTTCTTTACCAATTACAAGGGCAAGCTGAAGTTTCACAATGCCCCGTATGACACCAAGATCCTGATTTATGAATTGTTCATGCGTTCCGCGACAGATTACCGCGGCATGCTGGAAGGGTTACACCTGCTGTTCAGGGATCTGGAAGACACCAAAATTCTGGCTTACCTGTCCCAGAACAGCACGGCTGATACATCTTACGGCCTGAAAAACCAGGCATTCGAATTCAGTGGAAATTATGCACTGGAGGATTATACCAACATTGCACGAATTCCAATTCCTGAATTATTGACGTACAACGTCACGGATACCCTGGCTACCAATTGGATCTACGATCGGGACAGACCCAAAGTACTGGATGAGCAGGAACGACCCTATCAGGAAGTCTTCCGTCCTGCATTGAAAGTCAACACACAGATGGAACTGTGCGGTATGCCCATTAACATGGGTCGGGTTCTGGCCGTTGAAAATGAATTGAACACCATTGCCCGAACCCATCATCAAGCAATCATGAAGGATCCTATTATTTCGCAGGTTCAGGATCTGCTTCGGACAGAAATGGCGAAAAAAGCCAATCTCAAACTCAAGAAATTAAGAAAGACGGCAGATGATTTCCTGTCCTTTGAATTCAACCCCGGCAGTCATGTTCAGCTCCAAACCCTGCTGTATACGTTACTGAAGCTACCAGTATTGGACACAACCGACACTGGACAGCCGGCAACAGGCGCAAAGACGTTAAATGCCCTCATAACACGTATTAAGAGGGACAAAGTACTCAATAACGCCTGTATCCCTTTGTTAGAACACCTGATTGAGTGGGCTGAAGTCTCCAAAATCCTGAATACTTTCATTCCAGCCTTCAAGAACAATTCCATTGAGAAAGAAGGCTGGTATTACCTGCATGGAGGATTCAACCTTGGAGGGGCCAAATCCGGCCGCCTGTCGAGTTCCAAGCCCAACCTGATGAATCTGCCCAGTACAGGAACAAAATACGCCAAAATCATCAAGAGCTGCTTCCAGGCGCCTCCCTACGGCCCCGGAAACAAAAAGCAAGGCTGGCTCATGGTCGGAGCGGATTTCTCGTCCCTGGAGGACCGTATCAGTGCTCTACAGACCAAGGATCCGAACAAGCTCAAGATCTATACGGATGGATATGATGGGCATTGCCTGCGGGCATACAGCTATTTCAAGGATCAGATGCCGGATATCGATCCCAACAGCGTGGAATCGATCAACAGCATAGCCCAGAAATACCCAGATCTCCGGCAGGGATCCAAATCTCCAACATTTGCCCTGACCTACATGGGTACGTTCAAAACCCTGATAAAGACGTTTGGCTTTACCGAAGCGGAAGCCAAACAGATCGACGCCAATTATCACGAGCTGTATCAAGTCTCAGATCAGTGGGTTCAGGAACGAATCAAGGAAGCTCAGGAACGTGGATACGTGGAGCTGGCCTTCGGATTACGGCTCAGGACTCCAATTTTGCCCCAGGTTGTACTGGAAAGTGACTCCGTACCAGCACAGGCCCATAAGGAGATCAAGACGGCTGGGAATGCCCTGGGACAGTCCTATGGCCTGTTGAATACCCGGGCAGCCAATGAATTCATGGAAAGGGTCTGGAATTCTTCGTTCCGATATGATGTACTTCCCATCTGTCAGATTCATGACTCACTGTATTTCATGATCAGAAATACATTGTCCTGCTTGGACTGGGTGAATCGAAATCTGATCGAATGCATGGAATGGAATGAACTGCCGGAAATACAGCATGAGACTGTAAAATTGGGAGCCACCCTGGAAGTTTACTACCCGGATTGGTCACACCCAATTACAATTCCAAACAGAGCCAGTAAGGCTAAAATCCGACAGATTGTAAAAGAAAATCTATAACCCGTCTCCGACGGGTGTTTTTGAGGAGCACATTCATGAATACCACCGCGGTGTATGAAATGGAAATCTTTATTCCAGTCGATAGCTTGGCACCACATGGAGACTGGCATTGGGTCGCTGTCCGCCCAACAGGCGGGCAAGCCTATCAATACCAAACTGCACAGGAAGCCAGTCACATGTTGGACATTTGTTACCCTGAAGTCATGCTCCAACCGCCGTACAACCGTCGTGTTGTCAAGGTAGAAGGAACCACCAGAACTCCCTTATTCGAGGACAAGAAATGAGATACACCAATTTCACAGATATTCCACTGATTCTTGCTGTCTGGCTGGCTGCGGAAGATGGATATGATCTGGTTTACGACAGCAATACGGTTTCTGCAACCGATCTGTTAAAGCCCCTTCGCAGTGTCATTCTTTCCCGTCGTATTTTGTCCCAACAGAAATCCATTGATGTTGACGATTTAGTCCCCTCCAGAGTCGGTCATGCAGTCCACCAGGCCGTGGAAGATGCATGGATCTATCGACGGGATGGAGCAATGGAAAGATTGGGAATTCCCAAAGAAGTCCGTGATCGGGTGTATTTCAACCCCGACCCAGGAGAAACATTACCAGACAATGCCATCGTCATTTACATGGAACAACGAACAACCAGGGAAATCGATGGCTGGAAAGTCTCCGGCAAGTTTGACGTAGTCAACCAGGGAACAGTTGAAGATACCAAGACCACCAAGACCTACAACTGGATCAAGGGATCCAATGATGAAAAATACGGCATGCAGGGATCCATCTACCGTTGGCTGAACCCAAAAATCATTATCAACGACTATATCCGGGTTCTGATGATATTTACCGACTGGTCGCCTTTGAAGGCAAAGGCCGACAAGACATACCCACAGAAGAGAATCATGGAAAGAATCCTGCCTCTTACATCCATTGAAGAGACAGAGTCATGGATTCGCGTCAAGCTGTCTCAATTGACCCACTTCCTGTCGAAACCCCAAGAAGAACTGCCGCAATGCACCCCAGAAGAGTTGTGGATGGATCCACCCCAGTGGGCCTATTACAAAGACAAGACCAAAACATCCCGGGCAACCAAGCTATTCGATACTTCAGCAGAAGCCCATGCGTTTGCAGCCAGCCAAGGCACTCAGTCTGGCAGCTTAATCGTGAAACGCGAGATGGAACCCAAGTTCTGTCGTTTCTGTCCAGCCAATACCGTCTGCACCCAGGCAGAAGGATACATCAACGCAGGAATATTGCAGTTATAACGCCGTAGGAGGCAACATGAGTTATTTGGAAAAATACCAGGAACTTCCGTTTCATCCCACGATGGAAAAGGTCGTGGAGATCCTCAAGAAGAAGACCCAAAATCAAAATCCCATGTTCTTTCGACTGGTGGTGTCCTACTTCTTTTCCAAAATTGCCAGCATGATGCGAACACATGTCATATTGGCAGACGATCAAGTCATTCCTGTCAACATGTATGCCATCAACCTGGCTCCATCAGGTTCTGGCAAAGGCCATTCCATCAGTATCATGGAAGAAGAAGTCATAGCGGGATTCAGAAAGCGATTCCTGGAAGAGACGTTCCCACTGAAAGCCGAAGAAAAAATCAAAAAACTGGCCGTGCTCCGTGCTCAACGGGATCAGGAAGATCCAGTAGATGTCCTGACTCGCACACGACTGGAATTTGAAGAACAAGGAGTTCTGCTCTTCAGTTTTGACTCTGGCACCAGTGCTGCAATCAAGCAAATGCGAACCAAGCTTTTGATGGCCGGCGCAGGCTCAATGAATCTGGAAATGGATGAAATTGGTTCCAATCTGACCGGTAATACCGAAGTATTGAATAATTATCTCGAGTTATTCGACACCGGCCGCATCAAACAAAAACTGGTCAAAAATACACGGGACAATGTCAGGTCAGAAGATCTGTATGGAGCCACTCCAACCAATATGCTGTTATTTGGTACACCAACCAAACTGCTGAATGGAGCCAAGTCTGAAGATGAATTCTTCGAAATGATGGAAATCGGCTATGCCAGACGATGCTTCTTTGGCTATGCCAGGTTTCGCCAGGCCAACAAGAATCAGACAGCCCAGGACATGTACAACATCTATCATGATTCCAAGTCCAGCCTGTTTCTGACGCAACTGAACGATCGTTTTACCCAGCTTGCTGATCCTGCAACATTCCATCAAAAACTCAAGATGCGGCAGGACACACTCATGAAATTGTATGAGTATCGGATTGCTTGCCAGAACACGGCTGACGACATGTCAGAGTTCAATGAGATTCAGAAGAATGAGATAGCTCATCGCTATTTCAAGGTCGCCAAACTGGCCGCGGTCTATGCTTACATTGACCGGTCAACCTATATTCAGGATGATCATCTCGAGAATGCCATTGCAATGGCCGAAGTCTCCGGCAAAGCCTTTGAAGAATTGCTAAACCGGGATCGTCCATTCGTTAAACTGGCCAACTATATCTGTTCAGTCGGCAAGGAACTGACCCAGCCAGACCTGATTGAAGATCTGCCCTTTTACAAAGGCAGTGAACAGATCAGAAAAGAAATGATGACCCAGGCGATCGCACATGGGTACAAGAATGGCATGTACATCAAAACAGAAATTATCGATGGCATTCAATTCTTCTCAGGAAAGAAAGTCGAGGAAACCAATCTGCAGAAAATGAGAGGCAGTGGTTCCAACAAAATTACCACGGACTACCACAACTTCGATGCTCCTTTTGACCAGATGTATAAAATGGTCACAAAAGCAGGACTTCACTGGGTCAATCATCACCTGTCCAAAGGTTACCGGGATGAGGAGCATGTCATCCCAGGATGCAACATGATCGTGCTCGATGTGGAAGGTTCCGTTGATATCCCAACAGCCCAAATGCTGTTGAAAGATTATTGCTGGCTGATGCATACCACGAAGAGACATACCGATAAGGAACATCGCTTCAGGATTATCATGCCGCTGTCCCATATCGTTGAACTGGATGCCAAGGAATATCGTGGATTCATGAAGAATATCTACGATTGGCTGCCATTCGATGTCGATACACAAACGATTGATAGATGCCGTAAGTGGCTGACGCATAACGGAAAATACTGGTATAATAACGGTGATTCCCTGGATGCGTTACAGTTTGTTCCCAAAACAAAGAAGGCTGAAGACCAGAGAACAAAGCTGGCCGGCCAAACCAATCTGACCAATCTGGAACGTTGGTTTGTCAACAGTGCTGAAGAAGGAAACCGCAATCACAAACTGTGTGCTTATGCATTCGCATTGATCGATATGGGTTATGACCTTGATGTCATCACCAGCAAAGTCACAGAACTGAACAAGAAATTCAGTGAACCGTTAGAGGAGTCAGAAATACATCGCACCATACTGGTAACTGTCAATAAGAAGTTACATGACAAAAAAGTTTGAGGAGGAAGCATGACCCAAGGAGTTAACAATAATCTGATCTTGATCGTTGGCAAATCAGGTTCTGGAAAATCAGCCAGTCTCCGTGGATTGGAAGATCCCAAAGGAGTGATATACCTGAACTGTGAATCCGGTAAAGAACTGCCATTTGCCAGCAAATTTCGTCAACAGGTCATTACTGACCCACGCCAGGTTCCGACCATTATTGAACAGGCAGAAGCACATGCCAACATCCATACTGTTGTTGTCGATACCATCACATTCATGATGGACATGTACGAGTCAAATCTCGTCCTGACGGCCAAGAACAAGATGGAAGGATGGGCCAATTATGCCCAGTTCTGGAAAAAACTGATGATGCAATCAGTTGCCAAGTCTTCGAAGAACATCATCATGCTGGCTCATACGATGGATGTTCTGAATGAGAGTGAAGGTGTCATGGAAACCTTGGTTAAAATCAAGGGCAGTGTCATGAACCAGGGTGTGGAAGCCTACTTCTGTAATGTCATTGCCTGCAAAAAGCTGGCTTTGACTTCTTTGACGAACTACGAAAGCAGCCTGTTGAAGATCACACCAGAAGAAGAGAGTCTGGGCTACAAGTATGTCTATCAGACCAAGCTGACCAAGGAAACCGTTCATGAACGGCTCCGAGGGCCATTGGGAATGTGGGACACGGCCGAGACTTTCATCGATAACGATGCACAGTTGGTATTGAACCGACTGCACGACTATTACCGGGAAGACCCGGAATAAAGCCCGGTACAGGGTTAGATCCCGTCTCCGACGGGTTTTGAAGAAT